GTTGGCTGGTAAGTTTCGAGATGCTGAAGAACTCGAACAGGCTTACATGGAACTTCAAAAGAAGTTTAGTTCTCGTGATCCTGAACCTGAAGAACCTACTACTGTTGAAGAACCAACTGAAGAGGTAACGGAAGATAGTCTTGATACCTCTTTTCTTGATACACTTTGGGAAGAATCTCAATCAGAGTTTAGCCAAGAAACTTTGGAGAAACTTGGTAACATGGATCCATCAGACTTGGCTCAGATGTATCTTGATTATCGTTCACAACAAGGTGAACCTGAAGGACAAGAACTTAGTGCTGAGAATGTTTCTGCTCTCCAAAACATTGTTGGAGGAGAACAGGAATATGCAAACATGCTAAGCTGGGCTAGCCAGAACATGTCAGAACAAGAGATTGACATGTATGATGCAGTGATGGATCGAGGTGACCCTGTTGCCTGCTTCTTTGCTGTACAAGCTCTTGCCTATCGCTTCCAAGATGCAAGCGGTGTTGACGGTCAACTATTGACTGGAAGACCTGCAGCTGATAAAGTTGATGTCTTCCGTAGCCAATCCGAAGTTGTTCGTGCTATGGCTGATCCACGGTACGACACAGATCCTGCATATCGACAGGATGTCTACGCTAAACTTGAGAGATCTACCCTTGACTACTGATAACCTTTTCGCAAAAGAACCACCTATTATTATGACTGACCATCCCTACGGTGTACCACATAACGAACGTGCTGAACTGCTCAACGGTCGCCTTGCTATGCTTGGCTTCGTGGCTGCTATTGGCGCTTACGCACTAACTGGACAAATTATTCCTGGTATTTTCTAATGATGTCTCCTATGAGCCTCGCTTCTGCAGCAGGCAGTATTTTTGGAAGCATGAAATCAAGTGCTCCATCAAAGACTCGTAAACGTAAAGCATCTGCACCTAAGCCTAAAAAGCGGAAGGTAGCTAAACCCATGAAGCAAGCAATGAAAATGGCTATGGGTAAGGCTAAGTACAAGTAATTTAAATGGAGTATTTTAATCATGGCATGCGGTAAAAAAGGACACAAAGGCGGTGGCGGGAAGAAGCGCTGATGGCTAAGCAAGGTCTCTACGCTAACATCCACGCCAAGAAGAAAAGAATCGCCGCGGGCTCCGGCGAGAAGATGCGGAAACCTGGTAGCAAAGGTGCGCCTACTGCTGCCAACTTCCGAAGAGCTGCTAAAACTGCTAAAAAGAAATGATTCCTATCCTAACTACTATCTCTGTAATTGCATCCTGGTATGGTCCAGGATTCCATGGTAACCGTACTGCAAACGGTGAACGATATAATATGATGGAGCCAACGGCTGCACATAAAACTCTACCATTTGGAACACTACTCAAAGTGTGCTACAAAACATGTGAAGTAGTTAGGGTAACAGATCGTGGTCCCTTCATTCCCGGGAGAGACCTAGATCTGAGCAAGGGAACAGCACAACGCATTGGTATGTTGGGTGCTGGAGTGGCTCCTGTAAAGATAACACGGCTTAATTAAATGGAAAATCTAGCATGGGCGGTAGGTCTTTACGAAGGTGAAGGTTCCTGCTACTACGATAAATCGAATAAACAGTGGCGTATGAAACTTAAGATGACAGATAAGGATGTCGTCGAGAGGTTCCGTGATGCCGTTGGTGTAGGTAAAATCTACTTTGAACCACACAAAAAACACAAGCCTGCATGGAATTGGGTGCTCTTCCGGCAGGCTGAGGTTAGAGATTTACTTGATAAGTTTCTTCCCTTGCTTGGTGAACGCCGAGCATGCCGAGCACTCGATGCATTAGATTCTTTAGATTACAAATGACCGCAGTACTAACTCGTCCAAAAAGTATTAATGTATGGGACAAGTACTTGAACTGGGTAACCAGTACTGACAATCGTTTGTATGTCGGACATTTCGGCGTACTTATGATTCCTTGTCTCCTTGCAGCTACTACTTGTTTTATCTTAGCATTCATTGCTAACCCTCCTGTTGACATTGACGGCATCCGTGAACCGGTTGCTGGTTCCCTCCTCTATGGAAACAACATTATATCGGGAGCAGTTGTTCCCAGCTCGAACGCAATCGGGCTACATTTGTACCCAGTGTGGGCTGCCGCTTCGCTGGACGAATGGCTTTATAACGGCGGCACTTACCAGCTCGTCGTGTTCCACTTCCTTATCGGCATCTTTGCATACATGGGCAGGGAGTGGGAACTATCGTACCGACTGGGAATGAGACCTTGGATTTGCCTTGCATACTCTGCACCTGTGGCAGCAGCAACTGCCGTTTTCCTCATCTACCCATTCGGTCAAGGATCGTTCTCTGATGGTATGCCACTTGGTATTAGCGGCACCTTTAATTATATGCTTGTCTTCCAGGCTGAGCATAACATCCTCATGCATCCTTTCCATATGCTCGGAGTCGCTGGTGTATTTGGCGGTTCTTTGTTTAGTGCTATGCATGGCAGTCTCGTTACAAGTTCGCTTGTTCGTGATACGACTGAAATTGAATCTCAAAACAATGGTTACAAGTTTGGGCAAGAAGAAGAGACCTACAACATCGTGGCTGCGCATGGCTACTTCGGGCGTCTCATTTTCCAATACGCAAGTTTTAATAATAGTAGGAGTCTCCACTTTTTCCTTGCTGCTTGGCCAGTGGTGGGTATTTGGTTCGCTGCTCTTGGCGTATCTACTATGGCATTTAACTTGAATGGTTTGAACTTCAATCAATCACTCCTTGATAACAAAGGTAATGTGATAAACACATGGGCAGATATCCTTAACCGTGCTAACCTCGGATTCGAAGTGATGCATGAAAGGAATGCTCATAACTTCCCACTTGATTTGGCTGCACATAGTGCTCCGGTAATTGGTTAATATTTCGTACGTTCATCCCACGTGTGGGACGGGTTGCTCAAGGCTGGAACGCGCATGAGCTTATCGGTACGAACTATGTCTATTCAAGTTACCTACACCTATCGTGGTGTTAAGTACAACAAAACGGTAGTCCGTTAAAGCGGCATTGGGAGGTGCAATTCCTCCCTTACCAATTGGTATGAATCTGCTACGGCGGGCACCTCATACCGAACGCGTTCGGTGAGCGTAAGAATTTACCGAAGAAATAAAAACTTAATATCTTTAAGCGCTTAAAGAGAGACTCACATAACTTCTCTTTTTCTATTCATTTAAAATGGCTGACGCACTTGTAACTTCAGTAGGTCGGATTAATAATACTAGTTCGACTCCTCTTGCACTTGGTACTGCTTATGATACCAAGTATGGAACTTATCTCAAACTGTTCACTGGCGAAATGATTAAGGCATATGAAAGTGCCACTATCGCCAAAGGAACCGTGATGAACCGCAGCCTCCGTAATGGTAAGTCTGCACAGTTCATCTACACTGGTCGTATGGAAGCTACCTACCACCAGCCTGGTACTCCCATTCTGGGTACCAACGATCCGCCGGTGGCTGAAAAGACGATCGTCATGGATGACCTTCTGATCAGCTCGGCTTTCGTGTATGACCTGGATGAAACTCTGGCTCACTACAGCCTGCGTTCGGAAATCTCTGCTAAAATCGGTCATGCTCTGGCTGAAGCTTATGACAAGAAGATCTTCCGTGTGATCGCTAAAGCTGCACGTCAAGCTCATCCTATCACTGCCGCTCCTGGTCCTGAGCCTGGTGGTAGCCAGATCCAACTTGGTTCTGGTAACGAGTACAATGCCCAAGCACTGGTGGATGCCTTCTTTGAAGCTGCCTCCATCATGGACGAAAAGAACGTGCCCAAGACGGGTCGTCAAGCTGTCCTCAGCCCACGTCAATACTACGCTCTGATCTCTCAGGTTGATACCAACATTCTGAACCGTGACTACGGTAACAATGCTGGTAGTGTTCAGTCTGGTGAAGGTCTTTATGAGATCGCTGGTATCAAGATTATGCGTTCTAACAACCTGCCTTTCCTGGCTGGTACCGTGTCTTCTGTCAACGGTGAGAACAACGATTACTCTGGTAACTTCGCTAACCACGCTGGTCTTATCTATGGTAAGGAAGCTGCTGGTGTTGTGGAAGCTATCGGTCCTCAGATTCAGACCACTGGTTCTGACGTGAAGACCATGTATCAGGGTGACATCATCGTTGGTCGCATGGCTATGGGTGCTGACTGGGTAAACCCTGCCGCTGCTATTGAGCTGCTGGCTGGTTGATAACGGAGAATACCAATGACTGTTGCTGCTGGTACTTCTGTTATTATTCAAGAGACTAGTTTCGGTGGTGTTACTTCCGAAACCTTCAATCCTTTTCGTCCCGTGGAAGTGGGTCGTTCAGTAACTGGTGGTGTAGAGACTAAGTATGTCCTTACCTCTGCCGATGCTGACGGTAAACTTCCTTATGCTGTCTGATTAAATTATGGCTAACTCTACTTCTGCTGCTGGTAATAACGGTGTAGCAGGTAGCTACGATGCTACTGTTGCACGTACCGTTACTGGTGCTTATTCGACTAGCAACCTGTCGGTAAGTGGTACCCACGCTGTTCGTCAGTCCGTGGTGCAAACTGCTGCTGGTGTTGCGTCTGATGTTTATTCTGAAACTCAGAATCATCGCTTTGCTTATCCGGTTGTCGAAGCTGATGCTCCTGCCATCACTCGCACCTGATTAACTTTTACTGGGAGGGCTTCTCGGCTCTCCCTTTTTTTATCCATATTTCCTTCGCTAATATGTCTACTACTAACGCTCAAATTGA